GTGTGTCAAGTGCACGTTGTTCTGTAAGGCGGCCGACTTCTTCTTTTTTCATATTATAAACTATTGTTTTTGCTCCCGCCCCGTCCTCGAGACGTGATGCAAGTCGTCAGCTTTCCAGCGGGATAGAGAATTTACAAAACGCTCTTGGTATATTCCGGAGTTGTAATCGGCCACCAGGAATAACCACCTTGTTCCGGAGCTAAAACTTTCGCAGATACTTGAATTTGGAGCGGGTCGGTTTTATTGATTCCACCACCCAATGTCGCTACATATTTTAACCTTGCAAAAGCGATGGAGCCTCCACTTTTGGAATCGAATACGAATGCTTTTACTCCTTCGTAAATCTCGCCTTTTGCAGGTTCTGTAGTTCCGAAGTAAAATTCCATCGTGTCGTCGTCAAAATCTACGACATTCCAAGTAACTTCTTTTGTGCCTGTCGTTTCGTCGATTGCAGAGTAAAATGGGTCTGCTTCTCCTTCCCGATAAAAATCATTACTGGAAGGTATCGCGAAATTGGTGGAAACACCACCATTATAAGGCTGACTGATTTTGGTGAAAGCCTTCATTAAGTCGGCAGCCTCAGCGTCTTTTACTCCTTTCGGGAGAGGATTACCTGCATGAACGGCTTTCAGTCCGATTATTTGTCCCATGTTTAATATTTTTTAAGTTTTACTTTGAGGTTTGAAAATGTGTAGGAGATCCCCTCCTCACTAATAAGAGTTTCATCGCTCACATCAAAGAACCAGCGTTCGTTGATAGGGTAGTATCCTAGTGAATCGAAAGCGAGACGAGTTAGTTCGTTCAGACGGTTGCGATCGGGGTAGCGTTGCTCTTCACGACCGATTGTCGGTGTTGTGTCCGGTACATAAATGTTTACATTTACGGTTGCCACCTGCGAATCTCCGACGACATTTGACAATGAGCCTACGACGATAAATTCTCCCGAAGGATTATTCGGGTAGTGGTCCGCATACATCATCGGCACGGTCTTCCCTAACAGCGAATCCCGGATGCGATCCCAGACGAGTTTGAATATTTCCGTAGAGGTCAGGTTCATCGCTTTTTCGATTTTAAGAATCGAGCGAACTCCGCTTTGAGTTTTTCAGCAGTAGATTCCACCCAGTTTCCCGACCCTTCGAGAACGTCGAAACCTTTAGCCTCGACATATTTCGCGTATTCCATACCGGCTACCCATACGAGATATGTTTTGTTAGCGGGAAGTTCACGGGCGACAGACCGGGCATGTTCAAGCCCTTTGGCATGAGCTTCATCGGCACCTTTGTTCCCTTTAGGATTGCCGTCCGGTCTGACACGGCGGTTATACTTGAAAGATTCAGCAATGATTCTTCCGTATTGTACCACAACATACCCGATGGAGTTGCGTAGGTTACCCGTGTGATCGGTATAACTACCGTGTTCGCGGGCGTACTTCACCACTCTTTCCCCCAACGCCGACAACCATTCTACAGCTTTTCGGTCGTACTCTTCTTTTGCTCGCGCAAATTCAAGTTCCACCTCACGCCAGTTGGTACACTTTACAGCCATAATCTCGTGTTTTCGTAACGTTGTCCGCTTTTGTAGAATCCCTGTACCGGATACGACGCCGTGTCCTTGTCTTTCGGTTTGGCCTCAGTGCGGAGCGAACGGTCGAAGATGTTGAATCCTCGGCTGTCGAATATGCGTACTTTCGTCCCGATAGGAATTGGCTGTGTATCTGCAGGCATCGTAACCTCGAAAGAGTAGAGGAAGGCATCCCCGTTTTGCCCTTTGATTTGCTGTGCTCGTCCATTCTGACGGGCATTGCATCGTCCGATGACACGCCATTCATGCGCACCTTCGATCCACGAACCATCAGGATTTTGCGAGGCGTCCTCCTCGTACCACATTTCGAGCGTATAGGGGAATCTTACCATTGGTCGGAAATGTCGGTAATTTTCGATCGAGTATCGAACTCTTCGGCAATATCGTCCAGCCCGTTTTCCTTTGCGATATGGAAAATGCGCTTTTCCAGTTTGTCCGTGTACGACAATGAATAGCCCCCGTTGCTCTCACTCGCAAGAACAATGAGATTTCGCAGAATGGCGATTGTGGCTTTTGCCACGCTAATTTTATCGGTTACCGTATAGTCTGCTTGAGTGTCTATTCCCTCGTCAATGCAGGCCTTTTCTTTGAGGAAAGGATCCACATCGTAAGGATACAGACTTGCCGATATTGCCTCGAAATTCTTCATACAACTACGATTCTACGGTCAGCGAATAGATGCCGTTGATTTCGGTGATAACCGGAAGTGACAGCGACTGTGCTTTCGTGAACTCTACGCCGTTAGAGTTGTCGGTTTCGCCCTTGCCCCACTGTGAAATGCGGATGCGTCCGTAGTTAGAGTAGGTGACACCCGGCTCTTGCCGCAGCTCGTTGTCGGCATAGGCGTTCTTGATGACGCCCAGTTTGCCCGCAGGTACGAACACGAGGTTCTTGTCGTTCCACGGCGAATACTCCGTAAGTTTACCGTTATCCTGAATACGGGTCATGCGGCGGATGACTTCGAATGTCGGGAATCCGTTCGAACGCATAAACTCGTTCAGGTTCGCCAGCAACAGCGGTGTGGACGACTTGTCACTACCGAATACCGCCAACTTCATCTTCTTGTTGCGGAGGATATACGACAGGCGTTTCTGCGAGAGCAGAATGCGGTCGAACGTAACTTTGTCCTGTGCAGCATCGAGGATGGCTTGAATATCCTCCAGCGTATCGACCGTATCTTTATTGCCATCCGTCCATAACGTTTTCGCGGTGGCAATGTTCTCGCTCGGCATTTTGTAGTCGATCGTACCGCGCACACCACCCTCTGGGTTATTGGACGCGTCAAACGTGAATACGCCTTTGTTCGACAATGCTCCGAGGAAGATGATGTCCAGTTTCGATTGCACGGAGTTCACGACCTTCGTAACATTGTTCCACATCAGATTGATGAGCTGCTGTGTCTTGGCCGAATCGGACAGCATCCGCGAATCGAGAATCTGCAACACCTTACGATACTCTTCGATAGGCATCGAATAAGACATCTGGTGGGTTAATACCTTCTGCTTGATCGTTTCCAGTCCCTCGGTTCCCATGATAGGCTCCTTACCTTTGGAGTCGAGCGTTGCAGCGGCGACGCTCAAATTGTACGAGCCGATCAACTCCTCGAAGTTCAGTCCGACGGTGGGGGTGTCCCAGTCGAGGAATCGCTCGTAAATATTTTGGTCGAATAGCCGCTTACGCAGTTCAGAGGCGGCATCGATGCGAATCTGCACCTGTTTAGTCAGTTCGCCGAAAATGGATGAATAAAATACTTCGTTCATTGTTTACCTCCTCTTTTACTGTCGTACATACTTGATTTCGGGGTTGTTCTTCAGGCTGTAACCCTGAAGCCATGCAGCAGGGACGGGATAGGCTACATCCTTGAGGATGATACCTGCATATCCGGCCGATACGGTCTGGAATCCGTTATTGGCGGAATAGACCATGTCGGTTTCGACAACTGCATCAGGCAGATTGTCGTCCGAGAGGACATCTACGCCTTCAGTCGCACCCGTTACGGCCGCTGCGAACGTGATCACATCGTAATCTGCATTTTTGGTATCAATGCTTTTTACGGTCGAATTTGACTCGCCGACCTTAACCGCATCTCCTACTTGGAGCATGGAACCCTTCTTGACATGTGGAGCAGTGGTTGTGCCGCCCGACAGAACACGTGCACTCTTGCATATGGAACATTCCATGTTGTCGAAGTCGAGCTTGATCGGCGTACCTTTGGGAATCTTTGTCCCTTCGGGATAGGTTCCCTTCAGTTTGAAGTCCCCCGGCAATACGGCGAACTCACCGCGCCAGAATATGGGGAAACCGCCCTTTACTTTTGTTTTTTCAAATACGATTGCCATGATTTTACGTTTTGGTTACTCTTTGTCCGGAAGTGTTTCAGCCCACGCCTTTGCGAGTTCTTTGCCCTGCGCTTCGGGCGTGGACATCGGGAATCCCGAACCTTTCCCTTCCAGCTCTGCGGTAACCAGATTTTTCTGCACGTTTGCGAGGTAGTCGCCGATCGTTTTTTCATCTGCATCGTCGGCGATGACGAATCCCTCTTTCATGCGCCACTCCGGAATACCGAGTTCTTTTGCCTTTGCGGAGATGAGATTGGCCCGGTCGTTCTTGGCCTTTTCAGCTTTCAGAGTATCGCTCTCCGCTTTGATGGCGTTGTAACGCTCCTCCTGTTGCTTCTTGTAGGCTTTGAACCACGCAGGTTCCTCATCGTCGGGTTCGTTTTTTTTGCCCTGCCCGCCCCCATTTGCAGGAGATGCCTCACTCTTTGCCTTGAGTTCGTCATACAGTCCTTTCAGTGCGTTGTACTCGGTGCGTGCACGATCAGCGTCAGACTGGAAAACTTTAAGGAAAGGTTCGACCCCGCTGACTGCGGTTTCAATTTGCGATTCATCGGTGACGGATTTTTCCAAAATGGAGGCTACTCCGTCGAGAGCCTTCGCTCCGAACCCCAAATTAGAATACTTGGTTTTCAGCGCTACGAGAATTTTCTCTTTCATGTTTTTTCGTTCTATATGGTTTCGAATAAATCATCATATTCGCACAAAAAAGGTCTGTCAGCCGACTACGGGCATGAAATTGAGATGTACACAGTAGAACAGGGAGAAAAGAGAGACAAGCGGCAATAATACAACGACTTACGAGAGAGCGACAAAATTTCGGCGCGAAATTCAAATGTGCATTTGCTTGAATTTCGTGTTAATTCCGGCGGCGGTTGGTTGAACTCGATTTGAATTGCGCTTGTATTTACAGGCAAAACGGGGCGATTTACGCCCTTTTTTTATGCCCGAACGGCTCTATATACCGATACGGGCGGGATTTGCGGCATACGGGGCTGAAAACGACATGTGTCCGCCGCAAGGTTTTAAGCGGTGTTTAACCGGCATTTCAAACGCAATTTTTATAAAATGGATGCGCAAAATGCGTACATCTGAATTTCAGACCAAAATATCAAAAATACGCATTGGATGGTCTAATGGGTGGTCTAATGGATGACATTTTTATTGAGGTTTGCCCCCACATAATAAAAAAATAAGGTTCATAAACACCCCCCAAAGTGTCATTTTTTGACGGGGTTTTACATCCCATATATTAAACACAAAACACTGAATATCAATAATATAAATCTATCTTTCTGCACTCAAATCCTATAAAAAGTCTCGAAATCCCTATTCGGGTCGTTTTATGGTTATTCCGCCCTCACGACCCCGATCACGAGAGCCAGTGAGTAGATACGGG